CATTTGACAACGGGTACAGCTGGATCTACATCCTTAAGTAATATTGGTGGTGGTGCACTTACAACTGGAATTGATGCTTTCTTTGGAGGCACGACTTGGGTCGTATCGGACACTGATTCTGATATTAAACCTGTTTCTATATCAGGTGTTGGTACTAACTTTGACATATCAGGAGTTGTATCTGGACAAAATCATGATGTGTTAGCTCAAGTTTCTATGATTGGTAGTACTAACATGTCGCAAAGAGCTAAAACTCTTACCGAAAGCACTATATCAAAAACATGGCCAACACTTGCAGACTCTGACGGATCAGGATTTAAGTTCTTAAGTCTAGATCAACCTGATATTTTTGCGGTAAGATCTGTAAGATTAACTGATTCAAATGGTGCAGATATATCAACAAACTTTACATTAGATAATGGTCAAAGAGATAATTACTATGGAATTGGAAGGCTGCTGCCAAAGTCTGGTGTTACTATTCCAAGCGGTACTATTTTTGTAAGATTTCAACATTTTAATCACGAAGATACACTTGCTGGATCACTTGCAGGAAGAAGATGTTATTTTGATGTAACATCATATAAAAACCAAGAGACACCAGCAAATGGTGGAGCTGGAGTATTATTTCCAGGAGTTGAATATGATACGATTCCAGATCATACATTAGCCGATGGTACTAAAGTAAGTTTAAGAGATGTTTTAGATTTTAGACCGGTTGCAACAAAGAAAAATGCAGCATTAGTCGGTTCAGCTGATTTTGATATTACTTTTGATTCAGATGGTGATGGAAGTAATCCATTAATCCATCTATTACCTCAACCTGGTGCAAACCCATCAGTCAATGTAACATACTTTTTACCAAGAAAAGATAGATTGGTTGCGGCTACAAAAGATATTAGAGGAAGAAGAATACCAACTGGTGAGTTAAGATACATTCAAGGTACTCCTTCTTTAACACCTGAATTGCCACCAGTCCCAGCTGGAGCAATGCCGCTTTATAATATTAATTTAAATCCAAAGACAATTGATGCGAGAGATTTAACAACTCAAATGG